AAGGCATACACAATAGTCGGTACTGAAATAGCATTAAAACCGATACCTGATGCAGCCTATACCTTAGAAATCGTTTATGGCGAAAACGTACAAGCGTTGAGTGATGAAGACACAAACAATACAATTTTATTAAGACACCCTGACGCATATTTATATGGGTCATTAATGAACGCATATACATACTTGATGGACGAACAAAGAGCCCAACAATACGATGCGTTATTCAGTAGAATCATGGACGAGATCATTCGTGATACCGAAAGAGCACGATATGGGGGAGTGCTATCAATGAAAACAACTTATAGAGGAAAATAACAATGTCAGCTATGTCAGATTATTTAGAGAATAAGGTTTTAGACCACGTTCTCGGAACAACAGCATACACAATGCCAACAACTGTATATGTCGGACTTGCTACTGCAAGTTTTGGCGATGATAACTCAGGTACAGAATTATCAGGCGGTGCATACGCAAGACAATCCATCGCATTTGATGCTGCAGCTAGTGGGACAACAGACAATAGTGCTGCTGTCGACTTTCCGGTAGCAACAGCGAATTGGGGTACAATCTCAAACTACGGGTTATTCGATGCATCATCAGGTGGTAATCTTTTAATACATGGTGCGTTTACATCATCTAAGACAGTTGAAACAGGCGATGTGTTAAGAATTGGTGCAGGCGAGTTAGATATAACTGCTGCATAAGGTTTTAACCGATGGCAACCTTAGAAGAATTAGATGCGAGAGGCACGTTAGAACAACTTGACTCTTATGGCACGTTAGAGCAGCTCGATGCTGTTGACCCGCCAATATATATATCTAGTTCTATCTCTATAGCACTTACAACAACTGCTGCACTTATATATGATGCTTTTACCTGTCCACTTGAAACATTGGACTCTTTTGGTGACCTAGAATCATTAGACAGTTTTGGTTCACTCGAAGATCTAAACTTTTTAGAGCCGATCAATATATCAGGTACAGGCTTGTTCTCGATGGTATCGAGTTCAGCTACTCCAACTTTGTTGAAACTGTCAGCAACTTTAGAGCAGCTTGATGCTTATGGTACGTTGGAGGAATTAGATGCATTTGGAAATGGCACATTAGAGCATCTTAACTTCTTAGTCGTACACGAGGCAAGTGCAGCCGATAGTATTGCCATGACTGAAACTGCTAATGCAATTAGAGTACCAACTGTTAGTGCTAGTGACACATTATCTTTAGCAACAACAGCAACGTCTAATTTCTTAGTTAATATTGATGGTACAGGTGCTATTTCAATTAGTGCTGCATCAACAATCGATAGGTTTAGGACTGTTAACGATCAAGCAGATATTGCCATAACTGCGGTGATACCAAGATTTACAAAATTTATGTCACCGAGTTTTGTTACAGCAAATCTAGTTATGAGCGGTGAGTGCCTATTTCAAAGACGTAGATTCTTATCAGGCTCAACAAGTATTTCAATAAATACAAATATGTTAGCCGAGATACTAGGTGAAACGTGGACTGACGTAACAGGTCGAAGTGTTACTTGGAGTGTTTTACAATGATAGATTTTGGCGAATGGCTACCTGATCAAAGTGATCTTGCAAATGCAGGTGTACTTGAGGCAAAAAATGTAGTACCTGCTGCAAGAGGTTATAGACCTTTTAATTCATTGTCGGAAGTATCAGGTGCTGCAGATAATTATTTGCGTTCGATGTTTGCTACACGAGATCAAACAGGCGAAAATCTCATTTTTGCAGGTGATAATGCGAAAATTTATAAATACAGTACCGCTGACTCTAGTCTTGCGAATGTGTCACAATCAGGTAATTACAGTTTACAAACAAGCGAAAAATGGAAGTTTGCACGTTTTGGCAATAATTTGTTAGCTGCAGGTGGTCACGCACAAATATTACAGAATTTTGAAATAGGCAGCAGTAGTTTGTTTGCTGATATTACAGGTGCACCGGCAGCACGATATATGGCATCAGTAAGAGATTTTATTGTATGCGGCAATGTGGCTTATGGTGGTAATACACATCAAGAAAGATTATATTGGAGTGCTATCAATGACAGCCAATCTTGGACGATTGGAACAAATCAATCCGATATACAAGACATTGCAGATTCCGGTGTAATAACCGGTATCGTGGGCGGACAATTCGGAGTTGTATTTACACAACGTGGCATATCAAGACTTGAGTATGTTGGTTCACCAATCATATTCTCGATCGAACGTGTCGAAACTACACAAGGGTGTGAGATACCGGGAAGTATAGTTGCTATTGGTACTAATGCTATTTTCTATATATCACAAAATGGTTTCTTCATGTTTGATGGCAGCCGATCAATACCGATAGGTGCTGAGAAAGTTGATAATTGGTTTTATGATAATTTTGATAATACTTATGTAAATAAAGTTACATCAGCTATAGACCCTAACAATCAAATAGTTATGTGGTCATTTGTATCAAATGATAGCAATGATGGTGTCCCTGATAAGATACTTGTTTATAATTATGCTGTAAATAAATGGTCAGTGATTGAAGTATCACATGAGTCATTAGGTGTCGTATTATTACCGGGTTATACATTAGAGCAGCTCGACAATATCAATATCGATTTAGATCAACACACGACTACACTTGATAGTGCCTTGTATGCCGGTGAAAATTATACATTAGCTGCATCGAAAGATAGTAAGATACATAGTTTTACAGGTGCATTACTTGATGCAACAATTACGACAAAAGAGTTTGAAGTTGCACCGATGAGATCATCAGTGATTTATTCGGTAACACCTTATGTTACCGCTAAAAATCCTGCAGTGCAGCCAACTTTATCGATAAGTGTGGGCAGCCGCAGCAGACAGATTGACGATGTTAGTTTTACAAATGCAGGTACAATCACAGCGGATAACTTATGCAACGTCAGATCAAGCGGACGATATCATAGAGTGAAAATAGAAACTTCAGGTGATTTTCGTTATGCACTTGGTGTCGATATAGATGCGAAACCATTAGGCAGACGATAATGCCTGATTATAACTATAGAAAGATACCACCTGAGGGCGGTAATCCGAGAGATGTTGCAAGTGCTGTCAATCTGCTGATTGATGGAAAAAATAATGCAAAAGGTGACGTTACATTAACAGCAAGTTCTACAACTACTGTTGTTTCAGATTTTCGTGCAGGTGAGGATAGTGTGATTTTATTTACACCAACTAGTGCAAACGCAGCTGCCGAAATTGGTGGTGGTACAATGTACATATCATCACGTAGTCAAAATTCATTTACGATTACACACGCAAATAATGCACAAACCGATAGGACATTTATTTACACAATTACAGGTTAAAGGGGTCAAGGGACATGAAATTTATACCGATACCAAAAGAACATATCGATAATATGTGGGAGCATATTGAACCAACATTGCATCGAGCTGTAGGACTAACACCTGATCGTATAGACACAAACAATGTACGTGATGCAGCGAAAGAGGGTATCTATTTATTATGGATAGTATTCGAGGAAAAAGAAAACACTCGATATATCGAGGCAGTGTTAACGACACGAATTGTTGACTATCCGAAAAGCAGGGCATTAGCAGTTGATTTTGTAGCAGGTAGACGCATGAAAGAATGGCTGCCTGTTGTAATGCCAATATTAGAAGAAGTTGGGAACAAAAATGATTGTAACCACATCGAGGGTTATGGTCGTAGAGCATGGTTTAAATATTTACAAAACTATGATTGGAAACCACGACACGTCCAATTTGAAAAGAGGTTAAAATGAGTAAAGGCAGTAGCAGACCCGCAACACAAGTGACAAGCTATCAGATACCTGACTATGTGACTCAAAATCAGGAAGAAGTTTTTAGTGCAGCTAGAAATTTCTCACCGCAAGTCTATCAAGGTGCACGATATGCAGATGTTAACCCATACGAAACACAACAGATTATGGGACTTGGTAATTTTGGTGCAGATAATGTTCAGACTTATCAAAATACAGTTAATAGTTTACTTGGTGCTAATTATGGAAATCCTGATTTATTGAGATCAGAATATAGTCGTCCTTTGGGTGCACAATATCTAAACCAAGTGATCGATGATCGGCTTGCGAATGTTACAAATGACATTACATCACAATATTCAGCTGCAGGACGATTAGGTAGTGATGCATTTGGTTCAGCATTAGGTCGTGGCATAGGTAATGCAGTTGCACCATTATTACAACAACAAGAGAATTTAGAGGCTCAACGTAG